GGCACCGTGCCGCTCTTCAGATTGGAGGCGTTCAGGTTCTGCTGCGCATAGCTCAAAGCGTCCGTGCTGGTGGCCACCAGAGGCTGGCCCGTTACAGCCGCGAGGCTCTCAAGCTGCTGATACAGCCAGGCTAGCCGCTCGTCCGTGGTCTGCTGGACCTTATTGAACTGCTCAACCGACGGCGGAACGGACCCGATGTAGGCCCAGCCGGTCTTGTATTGCAGGTCGGTAATGCCTTCAGTCAGGCCATTTTGTGCCCAGGTAGCCTTAAATAGTTCGAAGAAGGTGGGATCAGCCATAGTCAAATTCCTCGCGCCAGCACGCCGACGCCAAAGCCATAGAAACCCTGCTCCCGAAAGCCGAAAGGCTTCTCCGTTGAGCCGGTGATAAGTTGCACGCCGACGCCGGCGGCTTGCGGAACCCACTTGTAGGGGTTCGCCATAAGAGGGTCATTGGGGCCGGGTATACGGCTGACCCAGATTCGGATCTTTGCGTTGCCCGCGTTCTGCACAATCACGCGCGTCACGTCGAAGATCGGCTTCAACGAACTGGCAATCTCAGGCGCCGTGCCGTGGCCGTTGTTCAGGGCAATCTTCCAGTACAGAAGCTTGCGATACTCAGCGTCAAGCAACGTGGCGGAACCCGCCACGGGCCTTTCGTTGGCGCGGCGAAACCGGGCCTGCGCGAAGCCCCCCACATTCGGCTGCCCTTGAAATCCGAAGAACTGGATGTAGATCGCTTCATCGATCACACGCGGTAGCCCGACGATTTCGCCGATGCCGTCAAGTTGCTTTCCAACCGCCGTATCGAGCCAGCGATCTTCGTAAAGCGCCCGTAGCGCGCCCTGGAGTCCTTCGGCCGGTTTGAGTAGCGCCTTCACCAGCGCCTGCAACCGCGGCTTTTCCTGGAATTGCCCCAGCCAGTGCCCCCAGGCGACGCCGGCGTGATCTTGACGAAGGTCCATCAGATCACCTCGATTCGAGACAGGTCGAAGACTGCGACCTGGAAGTCCTGGATGCTGATGTTTGCCGCCGCGTAGTCCGAGGGCTGGGGAACGAAGGTGGGGCTGGTAGAAAACGCCAACCGAAGGTCGACCGACGCCAGGCCAGCGGTGCGAAAAATGGCACCGTACAGACGCTGCAAAATGACGTCCTCGCCGATCGTGAACGCCTCGCCAGCTGCCGCCACGTTATCTGCGATCTCCTTGAATCCACCCGGTGGAAACGCTTGCTCCGAAGGCGGGAGCAGCGTGGTCACGCAGCGCACCCACACGTAAACACGTTCCGGCCGGTCAAACCGTATGGCGTGCTCGGCCCCCTCATCGTCTTGAACCACCACCAGCTGCTGGCCGTATGTGTCGATCCCCGCCGCCACCACGCGGAAAATCGCGTTGGCAACTTCATCGTCAAGGCCTCCATCTGCGACAACGTGCACGCTATGGGGCGGACGCCCGAGCTGGTCCGCAACGTCGCCGTTGTTCATGAACACCTTCACAGTGCGCACGCCCGCCACTCGGTCCCGCACGTTGGGCGCGATGCTGGGCAGTGTCGCTGCGCCCAGCCGGAATAGTCCGGTCGGGTAGCGCGCGCGCAGCTCGGCGCCGTTCTCGGCCAGGCGGCCCGCCACGCCTGCCTGGAGGTTGGCTACTGCGCTCCAGCCGTCCACCTGAGAAACGATTCCGTCCAAGTCGCCCACCGCTGCGCCCTCCGTGGACGCCTGCAATGTCTGAGCCAGCGCGGGCGAGCCCAATCGGACCAATGCAAGCGAGGCCGACCAACTGAAGGCGGCCGGCACGCGGCCGTCGGTTTGGAGCCGCACGGCAGCACCGTCGCTCGACACATCAAGGCCGCTTGGAGAAAGCACGGCCACAAGCGCAGCAAGTACCTGCGGTAGGTTCGTGGTCGGCCCGGTGGCGTAGACGTAGGACGCGCCGTCAATGGTGACCCGGTACTCCGTGTTCGGGGCGACAGCTGGCTGCAGGGTGATATCTGCGGCCGCGCCCGGCAAGATTTGAGTCGCACCCGAGACCGCCCAAAGGTTTTGGCTTACTCGGTGGCGGATCTGCGCGCCCGCCGGCACCGTCGTGCCCGCCGAACCGTAAAGGACCACGTATGCCCGCGACGCTTCGTCGCGGTACCGCGAGACGCCAGTGAAAGACACCGCTCGGTCCAACGACACACCCGTGGCGGAACCCGGGTACATGGCGTAATACACGCCCTCGGCCTGTTCCCACAAGGCCGCTTCACGTTCGGCGAAGGTGTCGATCAAAAGCCCCATCACACTGTCGGGGCGGGTTTCGACCGTCCCGCCAAAACCGGCGGCTTGCATTCGTGCGCGCAGATCAGCCACGATCTCTTGCCGGATTTCGGGCAGCCGCGGGCGTACGAACCCGTCCGGCGTTACACCGTAGGCCATAGATACCTCGATAGAAATGGTTTAGGGGGTGCCCAGCTCGACAACCCGCTGTAGTCGCCCCTCGGTCGTGTCGGCATCAAAGGCGACACGCAGAATGCGCAGCTGCCGTTCGATCTGGAGGTCCAAGGCGCGCACCCTCTGCACGCCGGGCACCGCACCGATTCGGGCGCGAAGGATTCCTTCGATACTCGCGCGGTCGGGCGCCTTGACCAGAATGTCCTCCAGGTACGGAACCCCGAACGTCGTATCAAGAAACCACTCGCCCAAGAAGGCCAGCAGCGTCACCTTTACCTGTTGCGCGACGCGCTCGGCGCCATCCAGCAAGGTCGCGCGGCCAAGCAGATCCAAATCCAGATCGTGCCCGGTAGATAGCGCAAGATCGAGTGCCATCAGACTGGGTTCTCCGTAATGCCACCCGCGTAGGCGTGGCGATGGGTGTCGCCGATGTTCTTGCCGTTGTGCGTAATGGCGCCGCCCTCGTAGGCCACGCCGCCCCGGATGCGCATAGACGCGCCGCCTTCGCCACCCTCGCCCGCCATGCCCTGCGTGTAGAGCAGCGGGCCGTTAACCGTCAACGGCGTATTGAAAGTCGTCTGATCAGCCTGCACTGTCCAAGTCTTGACCTGAAACGTTAAGTCGCCGGAGGGCGATATTTTCATGGTCGCCGGTCCGTACTGAATGCTGACGTTTTCTGTGTCGGCCGCCATCGTGCCAGGCCGCACCATTGGCGAGGCAAAGGCGTCCGACAGATCAAACTGCCGGGGATCGTCCGGCGGCCCGTTGTCGCCTGCCAACCAGCCCTCCAGCGCACGGGCCGAAAACGACAGCTTCACCGCGTCACCCGGCTTAAGTGGCACCGAGATGAGCGCCCGCGCGCCGTTCACATCGCCCACGGGCCAGCACACCGGCACGCGGACGATCTGAGGCGGCGCCAGGGCCTCGCCGTTGGCCAGGCGCTTGGCCAGCGCCGGCCGCACCGTCACGAACGTACCATCGTAGGCAACCACCTCGCCCGGCAGGGTGGTGTACACATCGGCCAGCTCAGACGCGATCACGGCGCGCATTATCTTGACCATATTGCTCATGACGTACCCTTCTTCTTCGGCGGCGCCGACCGGTCCACAAGCTCCAGCTCGGTCTGCCAATCGCCGCCCTCGCTATCGCCCGTGTGGCGCACGGCCTCCACCCGCTGGAATGACTCCACCGACCGGCTCTCCAGCTTCACCAGGTCGCCGGGGTTGATCGTCGGGAGAAGTAAGGACGTCACCCTCCAGCCATCACGCTGCTGCCGCGCGCTGACCAAATTGACGTCGTCGCCGGTCGTCTTGTCCTTGACCTTCGCCTTTTCGCGCGCGGCTTCGCGCGTGCGTTCTGGATAGCCCAGCATGCCCGTGTCGGCCGCCAGCACCACTGCCTGGCGCCGTGTCGTTCCCCGGCGCTGAACCACCTGCAGCTGCTGATTCTGAATCGACCATTCCAGGCCCGTGCCCTGCGTGACCTTGTGCAGCGCGGTGCGCGCAGCGCCATAGAATGAGAACCCCTGCTGCCAGCGCCGATCAGGCACGTCGTCGGCCATGACCAGGGGCAGGCCCATCTGGCGGGCAATGTCCCGGATGATGGCGCTAGCCTGGGCGCCAGGCCCCTGGCCAATAGAAATGGCCGTATCCCGAACTTCCGTAAAGCCGTCCTTAACAATCAACTCCGTCACAACGTCGGGCTGTTCGAATTTCGTGTACGCAAAGACCACGCTGCCCGAGGCCATCAACAGCGGTCCCGCCTCTTCTGCGTAGCCTGCGTACAACACGCAACGAAGGTCCGGCTCTTCCAGCGCTTTGCGAGTGGCGGCGGCCAGGTTGTAGATGCGGATGGTGTGGTCATTCGGCTCCTCGTCGGCGTCCTTCGCAATGTCGAAGGTCATTCGAATGGGGGGCAGTATTTCCACCCCTTTGGCGCCGCCCTTGCCCACCAGCAAACGATAGACCCTGTCAAACCTGGCCATCTGCGATTTCCTCCGCGTTGACGTACAGCAGTGCAACTTCTCCGGCGGGCAACGCCGCCCGGCTTACCGTGTCGCGCCGGTCCGGCGCCAACGCCACCAGCTCGCCCGCCGGCACGTCCAAATGTCGATAGCCGGCGAGTAGTGGCGTGTCGGGCACCACGCAAATGCCCGCCACGATCAGTTCGTTGTATGCGTTCTCGATCGACAGCGCCCACAACTCAGCCTCGCTATTCCACGACAAGCGCACGAAATAGGTCATGCCGTCCAGTTCCACCTCGGTAAGGCTGTCATTCGCGTCCAGCACAGGGATAACTATCAATTTCCCCACCCCGTCATCTTGCTGAGATCCGTCTTTTGCTTTGGCGTCGCCTCGACACCGTTGGTCTTACCGGCGTTGGTTTTGGTTTGCCCCGCCTTGCCGCTGGCGCTTCCTGTCGTCTTCTCCGGAGGGATGTCGGCTTGCCGCAGCGTGACCTTGCGAATTCGCTTGAAGTCGGCCGATATTTCGAAGCGGTCCCCCCCTTCGTTGGACCGGCCGATTTCGCAGCGCTCCATGACGAAGTCCATATACACATCCAGGCCTGTCGTCACGGTGATAGGCAGCCGATCCGTGTGAATCTTGCGCAGTGCTTCCTTTGCGCCGATGAGTTTCGAACGACCAGCCCCTCCGGTAAGACTCCCGAGCATCCCGCCGCCACGAAGCGCGCTGCCAGCCCCCGCCACCAGCCCCCCGAGTAGGGAGACCTCCGCCGCCGTGACCCAGCCGTCCAAGGTCAACACTTCGGATTCCTGCACCACGTGGTCGGTTACCGGCGGGCCATCCTCCACGGCGTACTCGGTTGCACGGCTGTTGAGCGACGTCTTCTCGCTTACCAGCGCGTCAAGGGGCACCGTGCCAATGCTGGTGCCGCCATTCCACCCGAAAATCATTGCCACAAAGCTCATACCCGTCCCCTTCGTTACCTGCTGTCTTCGACGCCCGTGACAAAAAAGCGCTCCATCGCGTCGACAGTGCGTTGCCGCCCGGTGGCCATCCCGCGTTGCGTGGCGGCCGCGACCGAATCAGGGTTTGAATTCGGGGCATGGACCGTAATCTCGGTATGGTTTTCAACCTTGACGGGGCCACGCCCGCCGGGTGCGCCGGCTTGGGTCACCGAGCCGCCCGATACAAACGGCATGGGCTGCCCACTGATGATTGCCCGCATCGCCGGCCTATCAGCCAGCGCAGGCCCGCGCTTTGGCGAGGTCATGATTGCCATGGTCTCCTCGTCAGGCCCATCGGGAACGAGGCCCTTGAACCAATTCTTGGCCTTCTCAACCTTGTCCGAGATCCAAGTTTGGATAGCGGTGCCGATTTCCTTAATCTTGGCGATCATCCGCTCGCCCATGTCAGAGAAGAACTTTCCGAGACCCTCGAAAGCGTCACGCCAATGCTTGACGGCGCCGTCCCAATCGCCTTTGAACATGGCGATAACGCCAAGCACAATGCGCTTCCAGAACTCCCAGATCGCCTCGATGTATTCGAGGACGGGACCGAAGAACGAGCCATCCGCAGCCTGACGCAGACGTTCCCAGCTGTTCGCCAGGAAGGTGTTGATTTCGTCCCAATAGTCCCAGATCAACAGCAAACCGGTCAGGATCAAACCGAAGACGCGTGCATACGGATTTGCCATGACCGCCCGCCACAGCAGCGGAATTGCGGTCCTGGCCAGGAACATGATCAATCCCCGAATAGGAGCGAGAATTTTCCAAAGGCCATACACCAGGACGGAGATAGTCCCCCACTTCTTAATCCAAGGCCCAAGCTCTTGGCCAGCGCCGCCGAGCAGGTCCTTGACGTAGATGAGCGCGCCCTTCACCGCGTCGATCTCGTCTCGCCATTCCTCCACGCGGCCGATCAGCTCGCCCGTTACCGAGACGTCGCCACGAAGCCATCCAGCGATGTCGTCGCCTATCAAATAAATGGTGGTGAGGATGGCCGCCATGCGCAGCAACGGGGCCAGCGTCCGACGCCACAAGGCAAGCATCCGCAAGGCGCCAGCAGGACCGCGACGCAAGGCCATGGCGCTATCAAGTCTTAACGCTGCGCGCGCAGCGCCAATCAACGACCGCGTCAGGCCGCCAGATTGGAACGTAGCCAAGCGCAGCCACCCAAGCAGCTTCACCAAGCCCCAGGACGCGCCCGTCAACGCCAAGACCTTGACCAGCGTGGCAATGTTGTCGGCCATGAACTCGATCGACTTGGTAACACCGAGAACCACAGTGCGCCCCGCGGTCAGCGTCTTGCCAAAGAAGCGCTGGAAGGCGTCATTCCATACCGTCATCGCGTCTGCGACAGTGACGGGCATGCTCTCGGCCTCGACACGCATCTTGGCCAATTGAGACTGCAGCGCGGGTAGGAAGCGGTCCGTGGTGACCTTGCCCGCTTTCACTTGTTCAAGAAGTTTGTCCGTCGTAATTTTGAGGCCATCAGCCAAAGCCACCTGCAAGCGGGGAGCCGCACGCATGAGCGTGCCGTACTCGTCCATGCCCATCTTGCCCTGCATGATGGCTTTAGTCAGGGACGAAATGACGGATTCCTGGTCTTGCGCCTTGGTGCTGGATAGCGCCATGCCCAGAGACAGGCTCTCGGTCACGTCCACCGTGTCTTGCGTCGTCTTGCCAAGATCGGCCATCGTGCGCCGCGTGCGCACAAACAGCTCCGCGTTGGAGGCATAGGACTTGTATGACACGCGCGAGATCCGCGCCAGATCCTTGTCGACCTCGGCGTACTCCTGCGCCGTGCTGGTCGCCTGCCGCATCCGCGCTTCCATCTGGCCCCAGGCGTCGATATCACCAAAGATGCGTTTGACCAAAGAAACGCCCAGCACGGCGCCGATGATCCCGCGCAATCCAGAGAATGCGCTTTGCTGCTCCTTGATTGCGCGCACGCCTTGCCACTGTGACCTCGTCAAGCGGTCCTGTGCCTGCCGCGCGTCCTGGATTCCGAGGCGAATCCCTTGCCACGTGCCGATGCCGACCTCGCGCACAGTGTGCAAGCCGCCCCGGACCCGCCCTAGGAGCCCGTTGTAGGCTCCCTGAATTTGCGAGAACTTGCCGCGCGCGCCCGCCACATCAACAGGAAAGGAGACGGGCCGCCTGCGTTCCGCGGTTACCACCGGCCTGCGTGGCGCCACCGGCGCCGGCTGGGGCAACTCCATAGGCGAGGGAGCCGCGGGGACAACGGGCGCGGGCACCGGCGCCGGCGGCAAGCGTTGGGGCAACACCCCCGGCCGAGTGGCCTCATCGACGTTCGGAGTGTGTGAAGCCGGCGGCCGCTGGGGCGCAACAGGCACCGGCATAGGTTGAGGTGCCCAAGCGCTTGGATGCACACCGACGCCCACTGCAACCTGCCGCATGGCCTGGACAGTCTTCGCGCTGGCCGCGCCCATCGCTGCCTGTGCCGCCTGATAGGCCTGCTGATACTTCTTCAGCCCGGACTCATCCACCTCGTAACGCAGCAGCGTCACCAGTTCGCGTACCGTAGTCATCGCTATCCCATTTTCCTTTGCGACGCCGCCTGCGCGGCCTCCTGCGCGTCCATCAGCGCGTTCAGCTTCAAGATATCCAGGAGATCAACGTCGCCGCGCTTGACGGCGTCCAGGCTGACGTGGCGGGCCAAAATGGGCCGCCAGATGATCAGCTCTCGTTCGAAGCCTGCGTCAAACCGCCCGACAGGCTCGCCAGCTTCGCGCGGGCCGGACCAAAGCGGCCGGCCCAACGCGCCAAAGGGCCGGCGAAGTTGTGCTCAAGGATGTGAAACAGCAACTCCAGGATTTCCGAAAAATCGGAAAAGGCCATCCCGCGATGGGCGGGCGTCAGCTTCTGCGGATCGCGGCCGGCCAGCTCGAACGTGACTAGTTCGGCGTCAATCAGACGGTCCGCCCAGCCCGCCAGCGCGTCGCCGCCCAGCCGTACCGACAGATCTCGAAACGCCTGCAGCATGGCTTGCTCGTCCTTGGCTTGCGCTTCACCCTCGCCGCCGAACACTGCCGCCAGCATCGAACCCGCCGCCGGCAGTACTTCCTTTTGCAGGTCGCCCAGCAGCTTCAGTTGGCGGAACGGATCAAATCGAGAAATGCGAAAGATCGTGGTGCCGATCGTGACTTGCTTGGTGGCGCTCATTAGGTGTTACCCCCCACAACGTTGATCGACGGTCCGGTTTCAATCGTCCACTCACGATTGCCAACCTTGGCGCCGTATCCGGCGTCCGGCATCTTCACGACCCAGGCCGAATC